AAAATTGCCTAGATAAGATCTCGCGCATCACTGGATATCGTTACGAACGTATCGATCTTAACAATAAAGAACAAATCGGTGTTGTCGCGCAGGAAGTTGAGAAGGAGTTCCCAGAACTCGTAAGTGAGGAGAAGGGAATCAAGGCAGTATCCTACGGAAACCTCGTTGCCGTCGCGTTTGAGGCGATCAAGGAACTTAAGGCAGAGGTCGATACCCTCCGCGAAGAGATCCGCGAACTGAAGGGAGAGTAAGAACTCTCTCATGGTTTATAAATACCTCTAGGAAACTAGGGGTATTTTTTTATGGCGCAACCATCTAGTAGAGCGGAGTTGAAAGAATACTGCCTCAAACAACTAGGTAAGCCAGTCTTAGAAATAAACGTAGATGACGATCAAATTGACAATCTAATTGATGATGCGATCCAATACTTTCATGAGCGTCACTATGATGGTATTGAACGTGTTTACCTAAAACATAAATTAACACCAACAGAGAAAGAAACAATCAAACAGACTGGAATATCCACAACTCAGTCTGCAACTGTTGTTGGTGCAGGTTTGACATCAATTAGTTATGTCGAGGGTGTAAATTATCTACCACTACCAGATTCAATCATTGGAGTAAACTCTGTACTTAAGTTAAACTCTAGCACCGTTTCTGACGGACTCTTTAATATTAAGTATCAGTTATTCTTGAATGATGTTTATTATTATGGTGCTCTTGATTTATTGAACTACTCGATGGTCAAGAGATATCTTGAGGATTTGGATCACATCCTAAATCTCCATGCAATGATTAGATTTAATAAAACTAATCATAAGTTATATCTGGATATTGATTGGACTGAAGTGGGTCAAAATGAATATCTAATTATTGATTGTTACAGAATAATCAATCCTTCAGAAGCGACCAAAGTTTATAATGACTTCTGGTTAAAGAGATATCTTACTGCACTGATCAAAAAACAGTGGGGTATGAATATGATCAAGTTCAATGGCGTTCAACTTCCTGGTGGGATTGTGCTCAACGGAAGACAAATCTATGAAGATGGTCTTGCAGAAATAGAAAAACTGGAAGAACAACTTAAGAATGAGTACGAGTTACCACCAATCGATTTAATAGGCTGATATGTCTCCACTAAATTCTTATTTTCTCCAAGGATCTCCTGGTGAGCAGAGACTCATTCAGGATTTAGTCAATGAACAGTTAAAAATGTATGGTGAGGACGTACTGTACTTGCCAAGAAAGATCATTGGAGAAAATACTGTTATAAGAGAAAATACCGCTGCAAAGTTTGACGATAGTTTCAGAATCGAAGCTTATCTAATGAACTATGAGGGGTTTCAGGGTGCAAGTGCAGAACTCCTCACAAAGTTTGGTGTTAGAAATACAGACGAGTTGACTCTTGTTATATCAAAGGAAAGATATGATGATTTTGTTCAACCAATTATCGATCAGTTCCCAGTTGGAGAGAGAAAGAAGGCTAAAAGACCTAATGAGGGAGATCTGATCTTTTTCCCCTTAGAGGGAGCACTTTTTGAAATTAAATTTGTAGAAGGTAAGAAACCTTTCTATCAACTCAGAAATCTATATGTTTATGAACTCCTATGTGAGAGATTTGAATTTGAAGATGAGATTATTGATGTTGCACAAGTAGACGCTGAAGGATCTACCGTCAATGAGACTGTATCCCAGTTTGGTAATATTCTAACTCTGAATCTTGTAGGAACTGCTGCAACAACTGCAGTAGCATCTGTTTCGGGAATTGTTACCGATACAACTTACAAGTCTCTACAATACGTAGATCTAATCCATGATGGTGCATATGTAACTGCACCTACAGTTAAGATACAAAAACCTTTCTTTGGTATCGGTGTAACTGCTACAGCTACTGCAATTCTTAATGTTGATGGTAGTATTGAAACTTTTAATATTACCAATTCGGGAACACAATATATCGGTGTTGCAACAGTTGCAATTTCTACAACACCATCAATTCCAAATGAGTATGTACTCGACTATCCCATCAACGTAATTGAAAGTAATTATTCCCTCAAAATTGACGATAGGGAATGGCAATTAGATACAACTCGCGGAATCACGGGACAAAAATCTGTAGGAACTGTAAAATTCTATTATTACTATACAGGAACTACTCCAACCAGTGGATATCTGTATAGATCAAACTTCTTGAATATTAAGTGGACTGCGGATAGTACAGTTAGTGTTGAAATTAGAAGAACAGATAATGCACAGTTTGATACGGCAATATTAAATGAACCAATATCACTCACTAATGGGTGGAATAGGCTTGAGTTTAGTTGGGACGGAACTACCTTCTCTATGTGGAATGATCCTCTGGGAAGTTCTAGAGTTAGGCAGTTTTATGAAAATCTTTCTGGGACAAATTATCAAAATCAAAAATTTGTTGATGATAATGTAGTATCACTTGGATCAACTACTGGTGGTATCCAATACTTTGATCATTTTGAAATATATGATACGGCATCAGTTTATAATGGAGTTGGAGCAACTGTAGGTTCTAGAATTTACTTAGATAGTTTTGAGAAAGGTGAACAGGCTGTTGCGACTGTAACTGTGTCTGCTGGTGGTATTTCTAGTATTACTTTCGATGATCAGAGTGTAAATGATACGGCTGGTATTGGATATACAATAGCACCAACAGTAACTTTCTCCAGTCCAGTTAATGGAACTACTGCAACTGCAGTTGCAATCATGACTTCCAGAACTGTAAATAATAAGAGAGGTATTGACCGAGTACTTATAACAAATCCTGGTTACGGTTATACGGAATCACCAACTGTTGAATTTATTAGTTCAAATGGATCTGGTGGTATTGCTACTGCAGTTATGAATACAGGAGTTCTACCAGTTGTTGCAATTAGTAGTGGTGGTGTAGGTTATACTACCGATCCACAAGTGTTCATTGAACCAATATTTGTTGCGGAATCTGTTGGAGTCAGTTCTGAAATCAATAACGCAAAGGCAGAAGTAGTCCGCAATGCAAATGGACAAGTATCTCAGATTCGCTATTCCAACGCTGGTGCAGGATATACCTTTACTCCAGAGGTTACTTTCACATTACCAACATCAGATACATTTGGTGACTATGAATATAACGAAGTAGTTACTGGACAACGTTCTGGTGCAACTGGTTATGTGAGAGAGTGGGATGCTGATGATCGCATTCTCAAACTCGCTACAGTCAATGGAACATTCCAAAGAGGAGAATCTGTTGTGGGAGCGGGTGCAAGTTATAAGGTGTCTACTGTCGATACTAATGAGTTCTTAGATGAATTCGCAGATAATATAGATATTGAATCAGAGGCAGACAAAATCATTGACTTTAGTCAGGTTAATCCATTTGGAGAATTCTAATGTTTGGGACTTATTTTTATCACGAAATACTGAGAAAGACAGTAATTGCTTTCGGCACATTATTCAATGATATTGAAATTAAACACAAAGATAAATCTGGAAACGGATTTAGTCAATTAAAGGTCCCTATTGCATATGGACCGATGCAGAAATTTTTGGCGAGGATTGAACAATCGCCAAATCTTAGAAAAGAAGTTGCAATAACTTTACCGAGAATGGCGTTTGAGATGGTGGGTATTTCATATGACCCAACCAGAAAATCTTCAACTATGCAAACCTTTAAAGTTGTAGATCAAAATAATAACAAGATTACTAAGGCTTTTATGCCTGTTCCATATAATGTAAATATCAGATTGTCAATTATGACAAAACTGAATGAAGATGCACTACAGATAGTGGAACAAATATTACCATATTTTCAACCTCATTTTAATCTGACAATCAACTTGGTTGAACAAATAGGTGAGACTAGAGACATTCCAATGGTCCTGAATAGTATTCAGATGGATGATGATTATGAGGGAGATTTTACTACAAGAAGATCTCTTGTATACACATTAGACTTTACTGCAAAAACATATCTATTCGGACCAGTAGATACTGGTAATGATAATATTATTAAGAAAGTACAGGTTGATTATTATACTAATACAGACAGAAGAGGTGCGTCCAGAGAACTTCGTTATGTCGCAACTCCCAGAGCTCTTAAAGATTACAACTCTGATGGTTCTACTAAAATTACCGCTGATATTGCAGCAAACGTCACAGAATTTAGTGTCGAATATGGCACTGAGTTAGTTTCTAAATCTTATATTCAAATTGGTGAGGAGGTAATGTTCATCAGAGAAATTACTGGTGATGTTATCAAGGTAAATAGAGGTGAGAACGGTACTAGCGCTACCACTCATGAAGCAGGAGATTATGTAAACGCAATCAATACTGCAGATGACGAACTAATTGATCTTGATGATGATTTTGGATTCAACGAATCTACATTCAATTTTAATGATGGAAAGATCTATAGTACAACCAAACAAACTGACGTGGACGCATGAAGTACGACGAAATAGATGATGCTTTGGATATTACACCTACAGAGGTTAAGTCTGAAAAAATTGTCAAAAAAGAACCAGAGGTAACTGAAGTCGTTACTTCCACTCAAGAACAACTCAAAAAAGATTATGAATATACTCGGGGTAATCTCTACTCCTTGATTGAAAAAGGTCAGGAAGCTGTTGATGGAATTTTGGAACTTGCACAAGAATCAGATTCTCCTAGAGCATTTGAGGTTGCAGGTCAACTTATTAAACATGTCGGCGATGTTGCCGATAAATTAGTCGATCTTCAGAAAAAAGTAAAAGACATCGAGAAAGAAGATGGCAAATCATCTAAAGCGACAAACGTTACAAACAATGCGGTTTTCTTTGGGTCTACAGCGGATCTGCAGAAATTTCTCAAAAATAATGGCGATTCTAAATAGATAAAGGAGATACTCACCCAACATGACTGAACCAAAAAAGTGTCCTACAGGGAAGTATTGGTGCTTTACTGATAAAAAGTGCAAAAAAATTCCTAAGGGATATCATGTCATGGGTAGTGGTAGACTCATGAAGGATGAAGATCATGAAGATGGTGATGAAAATAAGAACGGTGGCTCCAACGGTAACGGAGATGGTGGCGGGGTGAGTGAAAATACTATATTGGAAAAACGTGATGGTAAGTCTGCCAAGGACAAGGGATATTCCCTTCGTGATTGGTTTAGAGGTGGTGGTTGGAAACAAACTGGCGGTAAATACGACGGAAAACCTTGTGCGAGACAACCAGGTCAAAAGACTAAACCATTCTGTCGTGATGCAGACGATAGAGCTGCAATGAGTAAAAAAGAGAGAAATAGAAGAGCAGCAAAGAAACGTAGAGAAGATCCAAATCCCGATAGAAAAGGAAAAGCAAAAATCGTAACGGATTCATACACTTTTTCAAACTGGAGAAAAGAAACCAATCTTCAAGAAAGTGATTGGACTCCTGTTACTGGTTCAATTGCTAACTCTAGTGATCAAACATTTCATTATGTATCACAAAATTTTGAAACTGGAGAACCAAATATAGCTACTATTTCTGGTCTTGGTGGAGTAGAGCCAGCACCATCCGAGGTAACTGTTGACTTAGGTTTTGGTGAAAAATATCCTGTTGCTGCGCCAGATTATAGTCAGTCTTCAATGCAGGGTTATGCACAACCACTTACGAAGGTTCAAAAAAGACAAGATGAAGAAGAGAACGAAAAAATTGATGCTGAGATAAAAAAGTTACTAACACAGATAGATCAACTTGATCAAAAAAGATCTGATCTTGGTGAAGAACAAGCAAAGACTGAACCCCAATATACTGGGATGTCACATGATGATTTCATTGATAGAACGAATGAAATAAATGCAAAATGGTCAGATAAAATGTGGCCCCTTCAAAAGAAATTGAATGATAATCCTGTATGTATCGCAGCAGATAAGTGTGTAGGCACTAAGAAAGCACTGATGAGGATGAATAAGGCAGCGACGAAGGAACATGAAAATTTGTATGATGAATATATGAGTCAAACAAAAGCAGATCAAAAAGCACAGGATGATCATATAAAATCTTACGCTAAAAAATTCGATTCTATTAGAAAAGAAAAAGAAGCACTCAACGCAAAGATTGCCGAGTTAGAAAAACAAAGACCCGTTAATAATCAACTTAATGCTTCTCAAC